GACCGCCTCCGGTGATCGCTTTGTAAGGCAGACACGAGAATATTTTAGATACCAACCCGGAAAATCACAGCTAGTTAAGTGTACAGGTGTTTTCGGGGCCGCTCAGTCAGGTACGGAAAAGCTGATAGGTTACGGCGACGACGCTAACGGCGTCTTTATGGGGCAAGATGGCGGCGGCGCGTTCGTGTTGCTGCGCTCGTCCGTGACTGGAACGGTTAGTGATGCTCGCAAAGTTTACCAAGCTGATTGGAATATTGATGTGATGGACGGGGTAGGCCCGTCTGGTGTGACTTTGGATCAAACTAAGTCGCAGATTGTGCTGCTAGACATCGAGTGGCTAGGGGTTGGCCGTGTGCGGATTGGGTTCGTGCAGGGCGGGGCTATCAATTACGTGCATGAGTTTCTTAACGCCAACATTCAGAGCACAACATATATGACGACGGCGAATTTGCCCATTCGTTATGAGATCAAAAACACCGCAGATGTTGTTTCCGCCCCCACGTTGAAGCACATATGTTCAGAGGTAGAAAGCGAGGGGGGACAACAGTCAACGGTTGCTTATCCGTTTTCTGTAGTTCGTGAAGGTGTAAGCGTACCGACTGGCTCGGGCAACGCAATAGTTATCTTCGCTGCTAGGCATGCCGCAACATTCAATGGGGTTGAAAACCGCGTTAAATTTACACCGACAACATACCAAGTTCTACCGACCGGAAACGGCAGGATTGTCACGCAAGCATTATACAACATTCAACCTTCTGGTGCTGAGACGTGGACCGCAGTTAATGGCGAAAGCGCTATGGAGGGGGCTTTGGATATTGGGAACAATTACACGAACGGCCTTGCAGTTGCTGGATCAGTTGACTCCGGCGGTGGTGGCAACAACAAGACCGGAGTTGGCTCGGGTAAGTCTATCGCCGAAAGATTGCCGTTCGGCTTAGACATCGACGGCCAAAATCCTGTAGTGATGTCTTTGGTAGCGTGGTCGATTGGGTCAACAATGACAGGTGATTTTATCCTGAATTGGGAAGAATTGCGATGAAATGCTGCGATATGACATCTGGAATGCTCAAGGCATCAATCACCATAGAGCGCAAGTCGCGCGCGAGTGATGGCATGGGTGGCGTCGTTGACACTTGGTCAACTGATGCCGTCGTTCGCGCCCACTGGAAGGGGTTGAGTGGGTCCGAGCGTTGGCAGGCTATGCGGGTTTCTCCGGTAAACAGGTTTCGCGCGGTCATCCGGTTCAAGGGTGATGCAGAAGGCGCGCCATATTACACGGCTGAGGATCGCGTGAGCTATCGCGGCAGGTTGTTCAATATCGAAAGCGTTATTGATATGGACGACGCGCAAACGTGGCTTGAGTTGTCCTTAACTGAGGGGGTTCCGTCATGACGTCTGTTGATATTGAGGTCGAGGGGCTTGCGGCGCTAACCAAGCAACTTGGGGTTATTTCCGGGCGCGCTGATGACGTCTTGTCAAATGTCATAACGGAACTTGTTGTTGAGACGCACAGCGAGGCGGTAAGGGGCATTCAAGGCGGTCCAAATACGGGCCGTGTATATGAGAAATACGCGCCACGCAGAACGCATAGAGCGTCATCGGCGGGGCAATATCCCGCAAGCGATACGGGGCGACTGGCTGCAAGCATCGGTCAACAGTTGCCGACAGATGCCACATTGATTGGCAAGGTCGGGACTGACGTTATATATGGTCGATACCTTGAGTTTGGCACGTCTGGAATGGCCGCGCGTCCTTGGTTGCTGCCGTCATTCGAGAAAGCCAAGATTGGCGTGTCCAAAGAGCTAAAACGTGAAATAGAAAGGTTGTTGAAGAATGCCTGACTTTCTAACAGCGGCTCAAGAGGCTATATTCTTTGAACTTGACGGGGCAGTAAGCTGCCAAGTGCACGACGACGCGCCTTATTTGCCAGAGGGTGCCCCGCGCAATGGCTTCCCGTATATCGTGATAGGGGACGACACTGGTGCGCCATGGGATACGGACGACACGCTAGGCAATAACGTCACAGTCACCGTTCACTTTTGGTCGCGCGCTTCCGGCATGAAAGAGGTTAAATCTCTCATGGGCGAAGCATATGACCTATTGAACCGCAGCAAACTTGCGGGGAGCGGTGTCAATGTGGTAGATTGTCTCTATGAATTCGGGTCTGCAACTGTTGACCCAGACGGCAGGACGCGCCATGGCGTTCAAAGGTACAGATTGACGCTACAGGAGTGCTAAAAAATGGCAGGTTTTAACGGCAGAGAGTTTACGTTTGATTGGGATAGTACAACGCTAGTTGGTGTTCGGTCTCGAACGATGTCTATCACAAACGATTATGTTGATGTCACCACAGACGACGATGCAGGGTGGCGCAAGTTGCTGTCAGACCCCGGGACGCGGTCCCTAGAGGTCACTATTGCAGGCATCACGTCAGACGAGGCGTTGATCGGCGACATCATGGCCGGAAGCGTGGCGGGGAAAACACTAGAAGGCACTTTGCCGACGTCCTTGACCACGGCTGGAACGGTATCAGGTTCATTCCTGATTTCGTCGCTTGAGCGCACAGGCGAGCATGACGGTGCATGTGAATTCTCTGTGACGTTTATGTCTGACGGCGTGGTCACGTACACGGCGAGCGTATAATGCGGACACACTCTGTAAAAATTGACGGTCAGAAAGCGGCCCTGTCATTGTCTTGGGCCGCTATGTCTCGCATCACAAGCGAAGTCGTTGATCCTGTATTGCTACTCACCGAGGCCGCAAGGGAGAGGGATGCGCTAGAGGCTGGCGAGAGCTACACCCCTTCCGTGTCGTTTGGAATCCAGCAGGCGGTGGAAATTCTACATATTGCACAGGAAGAGGCAGGCGGCGACATGAGCCTAGAGGACATGGGAAACCTATGCGTTGACCATGGGACATTTGAGACGCAGGCGCTTGCGGGTGAGTATTTAGCCAATCTAGTTGGCGGTAAGTCTGCAGATGTCAAAATGGGTGGCGGCAAAACTTCGGGAAAGCCTCGAGCGCGGAGCAAATAATCCGCGCAGCATTTCAGGTGGCCGTCGTTGATTGGGATAAGTCGCCAAGTGATTTTTGGTCAATGACGTCTCAGGAATGGTGGTGGATATATGACAAGCGGGTCTTGAACGAAAAGAGCATACCTGACGAAAGCGGCATTTCCGAGATGGACCGAGAAAAGGCTAGGGCCGCACACAAGGAAAAGATGAATGACAGAACTTAGCGCCCTAAACGTAAAAATCACTGGCGATGCTGGTGATCTCAAGGGTGAATTAAACGCGGTTCAGTCGGAGTTAAAGCAGACAGGCGTTAGCGCGTCTGCGGCTCAAGGGAAGTTATCAGGGCTTTCTAAGGGTATAAGTCGAGCGTCAAGAACCACAGCCAGAGCCACCAAAACCAACGGGAACTTTGGTCGAAGCGTTCAGAACGCATCATTCCAATTGGGTGACTTTGCGGTTCAGGTCGGTTCCGGTCAATCCGCCACGCGTGCCTTGGCACAACAGCTACCGCAGTTGCTGGGCGGGTTTGGCGTGCTTGGTGCGGTCGCTGGCGCTGCGGTTGCTGTCTTGGTTCCTCTTGGCGCGGCCATGCACAACCTAGCCAAAGGTGGGCAGGATGTTACGCAGGTATTTGGCGTCCTACAGCCTTTGGCGCAAGCGGTTGGCCAGTCATTCGCCGCAATGGGTGAGCTTGCCATTGGCGCTGGCACACTTCTTGTAAACAACATTGATCGCATATTGATTACAGCCGGAACATTGGCCGGGCTTATGGCTGGCAAGTGGGCTGTGGCTTTTGTTGCCGCGCGCGTGGCAACGTTTAGCTTGGCAGGTGCTCTAACGTTTCTGCGTGGCGCATTGATACGGACTGGCATTGGTGCGCTGGTGGTTGGCGCTGGTGAGCTTATATACCAATTCACAAGGCTGGCAGGTGCGGCAGGTGGGTTTGGCGCTGCGCTTGGGTTGCTTTGGGATGTAGGTAAGGAATCATTCAACCGGATTAGCCTATCTGTTCAGTTGCTGAAAAATGCGTTTGATATTGTTATCAATGACATCCAATACGCATGGGTGAATGGCCTTGGCAAAATGCAGCTGGCATTTGCGCAATTCTTGGACGGCATAGCAGCGAACGCCCCGGCGTTTATGGGGCTTTCTGGCGGCAACGCAGATGCTGTGATGTCTCAGTTGGGGCCAGTTTTGGACGAGCTAACAGCGGCTAACGTTGAACTATGGGGGCAGCGCGGGTCTATCAACGCGGCACTAGATGCGCCGTTCGAGAGTATTACAAAAATAAAAGAGCTTTTGGCCGCAATGAAGGAAGGCGGGTTCACTCTTAGCAGTATTCTTGGGATAGGTGAGGATGGCGAGGGTGAAGACGGCCTCAAGTCAAAGCTTGGGGAACAGGAAAAAGCAATCGCAGAGCACCTAGAGCGGATCAAGGCGCTAACGCAAGGCTCATTGAATGGTGGATTGGGGGCGTGGGGGAAGTATTACAGCCATCTGTCTACGCTCACACAAACGAACAATCAAAAACTGTTAGGCATTTCTAAGACGTTTGCGGCTGGTCAGGCGCTAATCGATGCTTGGGTGGCTCACAACAAGGTTCTGGCCGACCCAACTCTGCCATGGTACGCAAGAATTGCAAGTGCTGGCACAGTGCTGGCGGCTGGTCTTGGTGCGGTAAATGCCATCAAGAGCGTCTCGGCTGGCGGTGGCGGTTCGGCTGGCGCTGGTGCCGCTGGTGCGTCTGCGCCGTCTGCACCAGCCACATCAAGGGAGGTTGCAATCAGCTTGACGGGCGGCGATATGTTTGGACGCGATCAGGTTATCGGTATGGTCAATGCAATCAATGAAGCCGTTGAAGATGGCGTAAATCTGAGGCTAGTTTAATGGCGGTTATTTTCGAGGCAGGATACACACCGGGCGTTTCAGATGAACCCGCAACGCATGCCAAGATTGCGCACGCGGGAAACTGGTTTGCAGGCGGCACTATCAGCGCAAGCACAACAGACGCGGACTATTTCGAGACAGCGCCGGACACATCGCAGACGTTCCAGAAATGGAAGCCTACAGCCATGCCAGCCAGTTGGGAAACGGATCTAGGCGCGGCTCAAGATGTGGACTATTGCTGCATAGCCGCGCATTCGATGGGCACGGATGCAACCACGCTTACGGTTGAATATTGGGACGGCGCAGCATGGCAGGCGGTAATTCCCGCAACGCTTATTGATGATAACAGCCATATCATGTGCATATTCACTAGCGTGAATGCACAGCGCTGGCGTGTTTACCTGACTGGCGCAACGGAGCCTGACATTGGCGTGATCCGCTTTGGCGCGGCTTTGCAGATGCCTCGACCTATATACGGTGGGCATGCGCCGATTGACTTTAACCGGAACACAACGATGCAGGCAAACAGGTCCGAGACTGGCGAATTTTTGGGGCGTTCGGTGCTTAGAACAAGTCTGGCGACGGCCTTTGCGTGGCGTCATATCACGGCGCAATGGGTTCGTGACAATTGGGGCGATGCACAGATAAACTTTGAGCGTGACGCCTTCTTTGCTGCGTGGCGTCCTGAGACTTGGGGCGAGGTCGGGTATTGCCAGACAAGCGAGGCATCCACACCAAGCAATATGGGTATTCGCGACCTGATGGAAGTGACGTTGAATGTAGAGGGCCTGTCGTATGACTGATACGGAAACAACATTCGGGCGCGAGCCTGTCCAGATTGTCGAGTTGATCCAGCCTAAGTGCGGGAACATTCATGGCGTATTGCCGTGCCAGTCGACACAGACAGGGGATCGCAAGTGCTTCAACACGCGCGGCACGTGTCGCGATCCTAGCAATTATCGCGGGTCTCCGGCTGGTCATTTGGTTTCAGACATCTATCTAGAGCGCGGCGGCACGATTGCCAGCGGCGACCTAACCAGAACAGCCGATCTATTCGCGGCCTTTGACGTTGAGTTCACAGATGCGGCGAGCGGTGTTATTTACGAGCAAGGCGACGCAACCACAGGGATTTATCTTGGCGTCACGTCTGGAAATATTGTGTTTCGCGCGGGTGACGGATCAAGCGGAACGCCTGCAAATGCGGCCAAGGTTTCTGTGGCCATAGGCGATCTATCCGGCAGGCAGGTGACGCTATACGCGGCTGTGGACGTGTCCGCTAACAGCGTGTCTCTTTGGTCTTATGACGCGACGGCGCGCAAGGTCTCAGTTGTCGGCACGAATACCGCAGCCGGATCATTTACATCTTGGGCTGATACAGACGGCGGGGCGATTGGCGAGCAAGGTGGGTCCGGCATTGTCGCGGGTGAGGACGCAACCGACTTTGACGGCAAGATAAACAGCGCCAATTTTTACGACAGCACAGCCGCGCCGGATATGACGGCTGAATTTGCCCTAAGCCTATTCTTTGCACGCGGCAAGGTCGCAGAGCAGCGGATTGATGGCGCACCGTACATCATCCCATCCTTGCAGTCTGTAAGCACAAGCCCGAGCAAGCTTAACCTAGCGGGTGCAGACCCTAACGCCAGCGGTCTAGGCAATCGCGCGTTGTGCACTATCAAATTCGCAGATCATCCATACAACGACATTAAGGTCGATCCATACCTGTCTGACCGGACGTATGACCCGCTATTGCAAGGCGCATTCTGGTCAAAGTGGATGGCGCGCAACAGATACCGCGTCGGCATGGTCGCTAATATCTATGAGGGCTATAGAGGTCAGTCGCTATCCACAATGCGTCGGCGTCAATACTTCCTAGACAAAGTGAACGGCCCTACCGCTGGCGGATCATTCACGATGTATGGCAAGGACATTCTTGCCCGTGTTGAGGACCGCAAAGCGCAAGCACCAGTTGCCAGCCCGGGCGAACTGTATACTGACATCACAGACGCAGAAACAAGCATTGAAGTTGCTGGCGCTCTGGTCAGTGAATATCCAGACAGCGGAACATTGCGGATCGGGCTAGAGTTAATGACGTATTCCGCTGTTGCGACGTCTGCAAATGGAATTACGTTTACGGTCACGCAGCGCGGCAGCGATGGAACGGATGCCGTTTCGCATGGCGCAGAGGATGGCGTTCAAGAGTGCTTGAGATATACGGGGGAACGCCCTGACGATATTGCGCGCGACCTTCTGTCACGTGCTGGCGTCTCTTATTCAATGATGGACTTTGCCAACTGGCAAACAGAGGTGTCAAGTTATCTGTCTGACTACCTTCTGACGACCATCATTAGCAAGCCAACTGGCGTAAAAGAGTTACTTTCTGAACTGCAAGAACAGTCGCTATTCGGGCTATGGTGGGATGAATACGAACAGCTTATCAAGTTGAAGGCGGTCAGGGCGGTCACGACTGTGCCGGATTTACTAAGCCAAGAAAACCATATTCTTGCTGGTAGCTTTTCTATCGAGGAAATGCCAAGGCAGCGCGCGTCACGTGTTTGGATTAGCTACACGCCAGAGCTTTGGACGGAAAGCCTTGATGATGAAGGTGATTTCAAAAACAACTACCTGACAGCCGATCTTGTTAGCGAGGGTGATACGAAATACGGC